TTACCTGTCTTACCACAGTGTATTGCAGCCTTGCTCCGGGGGTTTTCTATTATAGGAGGTAGAAATGCACAAACGATTTACAGACACAGATAAATGGGCCAAGCCGTGGTTCAGAAAAATACCAGTCAAGTACAAATGTTTTTGGATGTATATTTTAGATAAATGTACTCGTGCTGGCATATGGGAAGTTGATTTTGAACTCGTTTCTTTTATGTTAGGCGAAGAAATAACCCGAGATGGGGCGTTAAAAATATTGGGCGATCTTATTACTGAGTCCGAAAATGGCGATAAATGGCTCATAAATAAGTTTATCTCTTTCCAGTATGGGGAATTAAATAAAGAGTGCAGGCCTCACAAACCTATTTATTCTGAAATTTACAGTATAAATGATAAATTCATTAAAAGGGCATTAATAGGTTATTCAAAGGGTATTGATACCCTTGAAGACAAAGACAATACTAATACTAAGACTAATACTCTTAAGAATAAGGTACATAATAAGAAACCTACATTAGATGAAGTGAGGGCATACATAAAAGAAAAAGGATATAATATTGATCCTGATAAATGGTATAATTTTTATACAGCAAAGGGGTGGAAGATAGGAAAGAATAATATGAAAGACTGGAAAGCGGCAGTCAGAACTTGGATTCCTGATACTAAAAAGCCCGAAGGAATAGCGAGGAGGGTAGCAGTATGAAAATACCGCAAAATGTTACGGCAGAGAATATTTTACTCGGTGCGTTAATGAATGACCCGTTTTTAATACCGAAAGCAATGAACACGATACAGGCAGAGGATTTTTACAACGCTTTCAATAAAAAGACTTTTACGGCTATCCTGGAGGGGTATGAAAAAAACAGCGGGACTGACACTTTTTCTATATCCGACAAAATAGGAGAACCGTTAAAGTTACTCGACAAGTCAGATGTATCTCGTAATATTGTAATAGGCGATAATATACGGCCCCAGTTGCATCAAATTAAGGACTCAGCCCGCCGGAGAGAGATTGTCTATGCCTGTATGCAATCGGCAAAAGCGGCGCAGTCAGGAGATACTGACGAATCGCTTAAATTACTTGACGCTGTAATAAGCAAGTCAGACGGAGACACTCCATATCAGACCCCGCAGACATTGGTCCCGGATGTGATTGAGATGATCGAGGGAATCTCTAATGGGGACGAATCTATTACAGGAATAAGGACCGGCTGGGATAGGCTTGACGCTATAATAGACGGATTTAAGCGTTCAGAGGTATCGTTTATCTCCGGGGCTACGAAAATAGGAAAGACAAATTTTGTACTTAATCTCATAAGACAATGGAGTTATATCCGGCACTTGAAAGGGGCGATTTTCTCCTATGAGATGAGCAACAAATATCTTTTATTCCGGCAGTTGCTCAATCTGTCCGGGGTATACTCATCGACGGTTAAGAGCGGAAAGATAAACAGCAGTCAGGCTGACAGGTGGGAGCAAATTGTCAGGGCGGGCGAGTATATGGTCAATAAACCGTTATATTTATTTGATGTTATGGCAATCGGCGTTGATGACATTCTCCGTAAGGCCCGGATGATACAGAGGGCGCACGGACTTGACTATATCGTAATCGACCACTTGCATATGATAAGTGAGAAAACTTCTTCATCCCGGGTAGCCGAGATAGGCTATATCTGTAAAGAAATAAAAAAGTATTCAAAGATTTTAGATGTCCCGATAGTATGTCTGGCCCAGTTAAACCGTAAATTTGAGGGGCGACCTGATAAGCGCCCGCATTACTCTGACCTGCGAGATAGCGGAGAGATAGAACAGATCGCCGGGCTGATACTGCTCTTGCACTGCGAGGGGCTGTATAACCCGGAAAAGGATAAGGACATTATCGAGCTTATCGTGGAGCTTAATCGCTTCGGCTCGACCGGGAGCGTGCCATTTCACTATGACAGAGAGGTTATGAGGTATACGGAGAAGAAAAAAAGCTGTCCGTGAGATGTGCAAGCGGAAGGATATTTGACGAACAGGAGGAAAAATTATGACTAAAAAAATGGCTATTAAACAGTGGCTTGAAACGATAGCCAGCACGAAGATTAGGGGACAGGCGATTAGGAATATGGAGAACTATATTGGAAGCATTTGAGTGGTCGGAAACACCAAACAAGGGATATTTGACAACCGCCGATTTGTTTGCTACATTGTCAACAGGAATGAAAGAGGAGGATAAAATGTTTGACTTTGAGGGAATCACAATATTCAACACGGAGATAGCGGTAGCGGACTGCGAACTTGTGCCGGCAGACCGGGAAACTGGAGTACCGGCTGGGATAGAGTTTGCGGCGTATGTCAAGCATCACGGAGACTGGCGGGAGTTGGCTGTAAACAAGCTGCGGACTGAGCATTATCTGATGTTCGAGAGTATGGCGGAGGAGTGCGTTTAGTGTGGATAATCCCGAAACACAAAAGATTCTCAGATGCAAGGACTTCCGTCAGGGTGGACTCAGCTACCAACAGAGTGGATAGATTAAGATTACTTGGAAACGGAGTAGTACCGCAGACTGCCGCAAAGGCCTGGATAACATTATGGGAGAAAATGAATGAACTACACCCGCATAAACCGAGCCGCTAACGCCCGGCTGAAGAAGCAGTTTGAGGAAATGGGTATAACCTCCTGCGAATTAAACTTCAAGGGCTGTATGGGGCGATTTGCGCTATCATTCTGCCACCGGCACAAGAGAAATCACTACAAGCGGTGGGGGCAGACATTTGACGAGGCGGTGGAGGCATTATCGGATATTTCGCAAGTATTGATGTCCTGCGCGTTTTGCCATGCCCTCGGAGAAGGCACGATGAGAGATGAAATGGAAACGAGGTTTTTGGAGTTGCGGGGAGATGATAGTCAGGCGAAGTTTAAGTTTTGACCGATTTAGACTATTTCTGCATACTGATATTTGTCATATTCCTGTCACTGGCGATTAGGAGGCCGTAGTTATATCAAGGAAAAGAGCCGGTTGACCCGAGGGGTAGAGTTTAGTATACTATAGGAGTGGAGATAATGTATAAAATTTGTAGCCGGTGCGGTCGAGAGAAAAAGCGGACGAGGTTCGACGAGGATAGTCGCACATACGACGGTTTGAGGTCTATCTGTTCAGTATGCGCAAAGAAAGAAGCCGCTCAGGGGCAGAACGCGTATACTACGGGGGCAGAGCCTACGATCACCGCTCACCGGCATAATAAGATATTAACTGAGATGCGAGCGCAGTATGAGGACGAGTTGACCCGCACATTGCAGGAGTTGGCCCAGACCTCGGCGAGACTGTCGTATTACAAGCACATACACGGAGACAGCGGGCTATCTCCCGAAAAAGAGGTAGAGAAAGGCGTCTATTGGCAGGGATTGGCTACTAAGTGAAAAAGTCTATAAAACAGAGAGGGTTTACTCTGGTCGAGGTGATGGTCTCGATGACCCTGATGGCCGGCATAGTGCTGGGCAGTATGACGTTCTTCTATATAGGCAGTTCCGCTCAGTTCGACGCCAGGCTTCACGAGTACGTGCTGAACCTCCAGGAAGATATGCTTGAGCAGCGACTGGCCCAGCCGTACCTCTCGCAGACTCCGACCCGTTCCGGACGGAGCCGGTGGTACGATAGACAAGTCAATGTTTATGCGGTCGCTGATGACTCCGAGAGGTTATGATTAGTGTTGACGGATAATGCGATTGTAGAGGATGAGAAAATAATGCACAAAGTTGCTAAAAAGAGCAACACGGGGGAATGATGACTAAAGACAAATGCAAAAACTGCTTTACAGTAAAAGTCGACGGCGAATGCCCTAAATGCGGACGGCCTGTAAAATACACAGAGGAAGAAATAGTTAGCATAGCGGCAGAGTATCTTTCAGAATGTAAGACGAGTGCGGAATTGCCGACTATAGCCGGATTAGCAGTCAAGGCGGAGATTGGGAGGAACACTCTGTATGCTTACGCTAAAGATTATAATACAACGTTTTCGAACATCTTTGAGAAGCTAATGTCTGAGCAGGAGAAAGTGCTCGTGAATAAAGGGTTAACCGGCGACTACAATTCCACTATAGCTAAACTGATTCTCACCAAGCACGGTTACAGCGACAAGCAAGACATAGACTTGAGCGAAAAGACTTTCGAGCATATACGGAAGCAGCGCGACAAATACTCTAAATGATTGACTATCCCCGTTTTATCGAGGAAAACTTCACTATAATAGACAAGAGCCTCAATACGACTCCTTTTATACTAAACAAACCCCAGCGACGGCTATCTGCTCTATTGTCCGGCAGGAGTGATATACTCAAGGCCCGGCAGGAGGGGTTCTCGTCATATATAACGGCGATGTTTACTGCGGATTTCATACTATTAGAAAACTCGTATAGCGTATCGGTTGCTGATGTGTCAGATAATGCCGAGCTGTTATTGCAAAAGGTCAAGCATTATATATCGTCGTACGAGGAGACGAACGGTATCAAAGTTCCGCTGAAATACAATTCCAAGCACGAGCTATATAACCCGTTTATGAACTCCCGGTATCAGATAGGCACGGCGGGGAATACTCAATTTGGTAGGTCGAGAACAGTGTCAAATTTACACCTGAGCGAAGCCGCTTTTTATCCCGACATAGAGGGTATACTTGCAGGAGCAGGGCAGGCGGTTATAGAGGACGGACGGCTCATCATAGAGACGACTGCGAACGGATTTAACGAGTACAAAACACATCGAGAGCATAGCCGGAGAGGGGAGACTGGATACAATGCGCTATTTTTTCCGGCAAGTGAATTTTATCCCGCAGACTTTCTCGACAAGAAACGCAAGGAGTTAGGGCGTCTATTCCTCCAGGAGTACCCTGAGACCGAGCAGGACGCTTTTATCGCATCGGGCGAGTGCTATTTCTCCAGTGATGCACTGCACATCTACTACAAGCAATGCAGAGAGCCGGGAGTGGGTGTATTTGAGGCGGTCAGATGAAAGAGATCAGGCAATTCAGAGATTTTATCAAGGGCGAGGCTATTGTTGTAGGGTGTGATCCGGGGACTGGAGAGAAAAACTATTCCTGCGCTCAGTTTCTATCGAGGAAAAAGCTTGATGTACCGCTGATATACCACACGGAGAAACTTGCGACCGAGATGACTAATGCGCTGTACCCGATACTTGAGCAGATATACGATATAACAGGAGTTGAGCCGTTGGTGGCGTACGAGAGGGGAAACGGCGGGATATTCGAATTGACTCGGCTTGAGGGGTTTAACCGACGAGCGAAGTATAAGATATTTATAATGCCGGGGAAAGATCACATAGGCTGGGACACAAACACTGCTACCAGGCCGAAAATGCTCTCTGAGCTCAAAGAGGCGATCGACAAGCGATTAATAGCCGTATACGACCAGGTTACGATAGAGGAGATGTTAGCGTTTATCATCAGCAAGACAGGCAAGGCTAAGGCGGAGAAGGGGGCGGTTGACGACGCAGTAATGGCTTTGGCGATAGCGTGGCAGCTGCACGTATG